CCCTTCTCGATTACGCAAGCAGATCATCGAAATCGGCAGGCAAAACAAATTAAAAGGGTATGATTTTACTAGCGAAAAAACCCAAAATCAAATTCAGCCTTTAATAAACTCGGCTTATGCTTTTGAGCGGCACACCGTGCGAATGGTCGAGGCTTTATCGCAAAACGGCGTAGACCCAGTAGCTTTAAAACAGCTTAACAAATCCATCGAAAAGAAAAAGAAAGAGTGGGAACGTGCAAGGTTATCCGACTAATTTTCATCCTTCAGAATTAGCCTGTCGATCAGGTGATAAGTGCCCCTACCCTGACCGGCTTCGTCATCTAGCCTGGGCGCTACAGGCAATTAGGGACGAGTTTGGCAAACCCATCAGGGTTACGAGTGCGTACCGCTCCCCCGAGCACAACAAAGAGGTTGGAGGAGTAAAAAACTCGCAGCATGTTCAGGCGTTAGCTGCTGACTTGCAGCCTTACAGCAATCGCGATGACGATATGGAAGAATTAATTCAAGTTGTATTGAAACTGACAGCCTCTGGAAAAATCCCTAATGGTGGTGTAGGCATATACAACTCTTTTGTTCATTACGACATGCGTCCTAATGGACCAACTAGGTGGACAGGCTAATGTTTAGCAGGAGAAAACGAAGACATATCTCAGGTCTCACTGAACTGTCTTCTAACAGTCTTGTCATTCCTGATGTCACTGCTGATGCCACCGCCCGCTACGAGAACACGAGTTACAGCGGTGGTGTCTGGTACGATTTGGCTCCTAACCCTGCCAATGGCACAGATAGTCCAATCACAACTGCAACGATTACTGGCGTGACACAAGCCAACCCCGGCGTCGTGACTTGTACTGCGGGTCACCCGTACACCGATAACATCATCGTTTTTATTTCAGATGTCAGTGGCATGACGCAGTTAAACGGCAAAACCTACACTGTTAAAAATGCAACAGCAACAACGTTCGAGTTATATAGTGCAGAGAACAGCCCGGCAGCGGTGGATACATCAGGGTATAACGCATACACAAGTGGCGGAACTGCAACCCGTGGTGTGTTAACCTGGCCCTACTTTAACGGCACGGCATGGCTTTCAATTGGCAACCCGACAAAGCTGCAATACGCTGGAGCGTTTACAATCTGCGCTTGGTATAGGCAGGACACAGCAATTCCTAGGCAGGGTAACGAGCGAATAGTTAGCCATGATAATGTTGGCATCCGCCCGTTTTTAATGAGTCAAGGCGATGATACAGGACTAGCGCAAGCGTTTATTGAAACGCCTAATCTCACTCCACCACCTACTAATGACTTTAACAATGTTCAGGCGTCAGGCAACTACGCAACAAACACCTACCACATGATGTGCCTAGTAAACGAGGGCACTGTAGGTAGCGATCTTTTGCTTTATATTGATGGTGTTTTACGAGGAACGGCAGCAGGCAAAGGCGGGCCTGCTTCAGGTTGGAGCACCATCCACACCGAATTCGGGCGTCATCAAATAGGCAACCAAGCCGGAGGGTTTGGTAATCAAAGCGACTACTTTACAGGCGACATTGACACCGGTCGTTTTTATGGTCGTGCTTTGTCACCTGAAGAAATACTTAGAGACTATAATGTCGGGAAACCGGCTCATCCATAGGAAGAAAAATGGCATATTTTGCACTTATACCAGTTAGTGAATATGGCAATGTTAGACAGAAACTGCGTCATACAATTCTTGCATCTAAAAACGAGAAAGAGTTTCTCTGTCGTATTGATGATGATCAAGAGCTTGAAAACTGTGAAATTCTTACAGCGGAAGAAAAAGATCACTACATCGCCATTACTCGTGAGTGGGGCGGTGAGCCAGAAGAGGACGAGGTTGATTTTTCTTCAATGAAAAAAGCAGAGTTGATTGCACTGGCTAAGGACTGGGAAGTTGAGTTACCAGCCAAAGCAACAAAAGCTGAAATTATCGCTTTGTTAGAGGAAGATTAAAATGGATATTAATTCAGCGGTTAAACGTAACAATCCAGTATGGAACAAAAACACCGTCCAAGAGACAATGACAATTCCAAACCCGTCTGGCTTCATTGATTTAGATCCTAAAGGTACCTACGTCATGATTACCAACCCGGCTGGAGCAAACATTACGTTATTTAACGTTGGTGATGTAACTTCTGGGTTAGCAACTACCGGCATTAATTTGGTTGCAGGCTCCACGTTTGAGTGTGCTATTGATTTGACCCCTAATGGCTCTGCAAACATTCGTGTCGTTGGCACTCCGACTCAGACTTTTACTGTAACTTACTTTAGCTAGGATTAATCATGGATAAGATGAAATCTCGCAAGCTTTGGCTATCTGTTCTTGCTGCTCTGTTGCCCGTGTTGCTTAGTCATTTCTTTCCATCCTTACCAACTGAAGCAGTCGTTGCAAGCGTTCTGGGTGCTTTGGGGGGTGTCCTGGGCATCTCTATGGAAGATGTAGCAAAACAAAAGCGAGCAGCCGTGGAGGCAGCGGCAGCAGCCCCTTTGGACGAACCCTCCGACAAGTAGCGCCGCTTGTTCTGCGCAGTGGTGATACTGGGGGGCTTGACCTGTCTCTTGGTGGGAATACTGATCGGTGGGATGCTGGTCTTAATGCTCGACATAAGGTCGGAACCAACCTCGACCTTACCGCCTCCCTCACCGCCGGAGGTCAGTGGGGAGGCTCCGCCGATTGGCAGGGTCTAGTAGGAGTCAAGTGGCGCTGGTAAGCTTAGATCCATTTGCTCTTTTCAATAGGCGCTTCATCGGGAGTGTCATCCACAGGCTCTGGAGCGGAAAACGGGATACAGGCGCTGCGATTTTCTCGTGGGCACTTTTTGTTTCCGTAGATGATGATAGTACATATTGCTGTAAAGAATACAAACCAAGCAATAGCTACTAAATCATTTTGAGTTTGCCTATTCATGAAACATTTCGATCTGGCGGTCATCAGCAACAACATCAGCCACAAGTGGCGATACTCGCCGTTTTGCTAAGTCTAAATAGTCTGCATTGATGTCGATCCCCAAATAAGACCGCTTCAATTGTAGCGCCATCTTTCCTGTTGTTCCGCTACCGCTAAAGGGATCAAGGACTAGACCGCCGGGCGGGCATCCTGCTGCAATACATTTCTTAGGAAGCTCCTCGGGAAAGACAGCAAAGTGTGATCCGTGGTAGCTATTCGGCTTTAGCTTCCAAACCGTCCGGGCATTTGCTCCGCTTGGATTTGCTCCCGCAAAACTAGATGGGCACGATGCCTGCCCTCCGTAACGCTCTCGCTTGCCCCTGTCTGCGCCAAGCCTCCAGTCTGCTACAGTGCTTGCGGCTAGCGGCTCTCGAATAGCGTCAGAATTAAAATAGTATCGCTGAGACTTTGAAAGCAGGAAAATATATTCATGAGCAACGGTGCATCGGTCCTGCGCAGAGGATGGCATTGGATTAGGCTTGTGCCATATAATGTCATTTCGCAGCCACCATCCATCAGCCTGTAAAGCAAAAGCCACCCGCCATGGTACGCCGATTAGGTCTTTCTTTTTCAATCCTGCCGGGATCGAAGATGTGACACCATGTGATTGCGTGCTACCTATTTTGTACGTTGATGAAATATTGTTTCGGTTAGCTGATTGGTTAGCATAGCTGTCTCCTAGATTTAGCCAAAGCGTTCCATCGTCTTTTAGGATCGCTCTTGCTTTTGCTAGGACATCAACCAGCGCCTCTATGTATTCATCGAGAGTTTGATTAGCACCTAACTGACCATCGTTATCGCAGTAGTTGCGCAATCCAAAGTACGGCGGTGATGTTACAATACAGTCAACAAAAGGTTCGTCGTGTTTCTCGGATAAATAGCTGAGGCATTCTCGGGCACTGCCTTGCCCGTAAATAAGCTTTGCGTGATTGTCGGCAGTTATACCTTGTATAATAGAAGCTTTTAGCATTCCTCTAACTCCTTTACTCGTTTACGTAGGAACGCTCGTTCTTCTAGCAGGTCATTTATTTGCTGATCCGCAATCTTGCATTCGCGCTCTAGATCTTGCTGCTCCTTAGTGAGCCGTTCGATTTTAGCTAAAAGCCTGTTGATTCGGGCTTTGGCGGATTGAAGTTTGCTTTGTATGCTATTGCGGCTTGCTCTCGTGACTTTTAGTTTTTTCCGGAGAGCCACGTTCTCCCCGACAAGCTTTAGCATTACTCTCTCCTTCGATTTGATCGCTGTCGAAATAGCTGTCGTGTTGCCCCTCGATAAGCCTGTAGAAGCCTGCGCAGGTAAAACACAGCATCCTCGATCCCCTTTCGGTCCAGGCTGTCTTCTTTGCTAAGTTCAAAAATGTAATCTTGCACATCATCAAGT